ATCCGCTCTGCAATTTGTTGTCTACTACCGACATTGAATACCGTAACTTTGTCCTTGAGTTTCTTACCTGTCTTGTCACTGTACCTCTCCTCTACTATGGGTGGGAACACTTGTTGTAGGTCGTTCTCTATCCTAGTCATACGGGTAATCAGTTCGTCGTACAGCTTGACTGCACCGTCCTTGTCAAACTCAAACCCGTTCTCTTCCTGATCCCTACAGATAAACGCAACGCTGTGTTCCAGATCAACACAATGTTTAGTGAATCCAAACATCTGCATCTGTGACATGAGCGCATTGTGCAGACGTTCGGTTACGTCAACATCTCTTTTGCAGTACTCCACCATTTCATCAGAGAGTTCTTCCCAATCCGTATGCTCACCTTTAGGAAACCCGAGCCTAGTTCCCCAAGCAGCGAGGCTGTGACCACCATCCAAATCGGGATGAAACAAACGAGAAAGTACGAGTGTGTCCACAACTCTGTATTCTGGAATGCGTGTACCCCATAGCCTGTTAAGGACAGGAACATCATACCCAATAAGGTTATGCCCGCATATCGATCCACCCTTTGCCAGTTCATCCATTAAGCTCCGTCTAGATAAGTGGATCAAGTGAGCTTCGTTCGATCTCTTTGTAACCACGCAGTGTATCTTCGTAGGGTTCAGGCCGTCTGCCTCTATGTCTATAAACACAGTATTCGTAGTAGGCGAGATCAAGCGTTTGTCTACTTGAGAGTTCATAACCATTCTCCCTCATCTCCATATTCTGTTCTTGTGCCATAATCCAACTGCTCATCTTCGACATATTTAATCTCCTCAAGATCATATAAGTCAGCATAGTCTAGATTACCTACCGCTGTCAAGTCATCATCAACAAGGAATCGACTACACTCGTTGCACATATCAACAAACTCACCACTAACACTAAACTTCTTGGTCAGTTCGTAGTTACTTAACACCTTATCACAAGCTACACATCTCATTCAAATACCTCTGAGAGTCTCCCCGTATCTTTGTTATACATCAGCGACGTAGCTGGGCCTGTCATGCCACTGAATCTATTCTTGAGTACACGCACGTTGGTGGTGTTACGTACCATAGGATCTTCTGCCTGTGCGTTACGCTCTAATCCTAACACGATATCACTCAGCTGTGCTATCGCTGCTGAACCACGTAGCTGTCCAAGGCTGGTGTATGCACCGTCCTCATGTCCCTTACCATCAGGCCGCTTCAGGTGTGACACAACAAACATACACACACGCATCTCCTGACAGAACATACGTAGCTTGGTCATGATCTCGTCGATAGCCTTACGTTCATCACCGTTGTCCTGATCCGACACCAGTATTGAGATGTGATCCAGCACAATGTACTGAACACCCAGCACCTTGATCTGATACCTGAACCTAGCCAACACGTTCTCTATCTTGTTGGAGCCAAAGGTATCCCACAGCACAACACGGTCATCAAGGTCAAGGCTGTCGAACACTTGGTCTACCTCACTGGCTGAGTAGTCACAGCCCGGAAGGTGGATAGGCTTGTTGATCTGTAGTCCTACTAGACCACGCGCTGTCCTGTCTGGTGTCTCTTCAAGGAAGGCTAGTCCCACCCTGTCGTTGGTCTGCCCAAGTATGGAGAACACTAGCTCACGCATGAACGTAGACTTACCTAGACCAGAGCCAGCACAGATGGTGACAAGCTCAGTCGGACGTACACCAAACGTCATGTCGTCAAGTCCCTTGTATGGGTAGCGTACCTCTGCCTCCTCCAAGGGTTTCTTCAACGCCTCACGTAGAGAACCCAACATCACCATGCCATCAGGTGTGTAGGTCTTCGCTGCCCACCATCGCTTAACAAACTCATCCTTGTCTGCGTTCAGCAGGTAGTCACATGCATCCTTGTGCTCACCATGATGATAGATCCTAGACTTGCCACCAAAGATATCAGCACATTCTAGAGCAGCAGCGCGGCCATGATCGTCGTTGTCAAAGCAAAAGATAATATGATCGTACTGATCCAGAAAGTCGTAGGCTCTGCGGCAATCAGCAGCAGCACCTTGGGCACCATTACGAATAGACACAACAGGATACTTGCCACCAAACATTTGATAGGCTGCCAAGGCATCGAACTCTCCCTCCACTACGGTTATGTATTGACCACCAGTAGGGAACAGATGCTGACCATACAGTCCAGCCTTCTTCCAATCCCCACCAATCTTGAACTGCTTGTCTGGATACCTAGTCTTCACAGCCACTAGCTCACCTTGTGGTGTGTGATAACCAAACAATACATTGCCAGCTTTCTGCTGGGCTGAGTACGCCGACATGGTATCGGCAGTTAGACCCCTGTCCTGAAAGCCTCTGTATGGCTCTGTGAAGGCCGCTTTGTCGAACCCTTGTCCGGGCACTACTCGTTCCTTAATGTTGCTCACAGAGCCTCCTGTGGCCTCTGACGGGGTGAACTTAGCACAAGCAAAACAATAACTGGATCCATCCTCGTTGTAAGACAACGCATCACTAGAACCACAGTCATCGCACTCTTGGTGTAGCTTTACGAATGCCATCAGTGTATCGACTCCTCTTCTCCAAACAGACTGGTGTATTGCTCAGTTATCTCTTCTTCGCTGAGTTCAGATAACAACTCACGCTGACTCTGGATAAACATATTCATCAACGTGCTGGCTGGTACGTGAAACACACCATATTCAACTAGCTCCTCAATCATCTGGTCTTTAGTCATATGTAGTTCCTATGTATTAGTAATAGTATTAGTAATAATATTAATACTTAGTTATCTATATAGAGAGTATAACACATTTCAAAAGAAAAAGGTAATGTACTATTCACACTGTTTAACTCTCCGTCCCTGCTCACCATAGTACTCCTCAACTTCCATCTCAAGTAAACACAAAAACTGTTCCAGTTTACCTGATCGTTTGAGTTTCCACAGTGCTCTGCGTTCGATGTTGCGTACTGATTCACGCGAGATGCCCAACACCTCTGCTATCTGCGCGTGTGTCATACCGTCTCTCACCCTATGTCGCTCCCTAAGAGATTGGTTAGTTCATAAATGTAACAGAAGTTAGTAGGCACTAGCTTACCATTGACACCTTCGTAGATAGTCCACTTGTCAAAGGGTTTCTTCTTGACGCCCTTTCGCACGACATACTTCACTCCATCCTCTGGTTTGAAGTCACCTAACCTTTTGACTTTCCTCCATATTTCCATGTCATGTTTACCAAAGTCTTCATCAGGCATTATGTGATACGTCATACCTCAACACCTCCAAAGGCTTCGTCTAATTTACGGTACACGTTCTCCGTCCAGTCGTTTACGCTGTAGTCAGAGATTACAATCATAGGCTCACGCTCAGAGCCGTTGTTGTAGATCAACGAGAACCACCCACGACAGTTACCGTCCTTGTCGTATGCCTCAAGCTGATCCATGTCAGTCTGCGCTAGGTTCTTCAGGATGTGTAGTTTGTTACTACACCCCTGCACAGCCAGCTCTTCACCGTCCCAGATAGACACCTTACCATCATCCCACAGGCATATGTCTACCAGCTTCTGAAGCACAGGCCGTTCACACGGTGCTGCATACTCTGGATACTTGTTGTCGAATACAACTACCATCAGCTTCTCTCCTCCATGTCATCTGCAATAAGATCATAAATGTAAGACGAGTTGAACCAATCAGTAACAGGCTGACCACGTACTCGGATGAAGTAATCATCAACCATACCTGTCGTCTCGTCAAACGAATACTTGACCGTGGCACATACTGTCATCCACGGGCAGTCAAGTTCTGTGTCAAACGTTCTGTGTATCATTGCTTCCCTCCAACACACTTATCATTCGATCAAGGTGTTCCAGCGCCGCTGTCTTACCCAAGGCCATGCCGTGCATGAAAGATCCTAAGCTAGTATCAAACCTATCACGCTTGTACTTACGCATCTGTCTCAGGTTGTCAGCCTTCAGATCACGCAAGTTTTGTCTGAAGTTACGCAGCTCTACCAGTAGATCAGGACTCATGTGTAGTCTCCTCCTTCTGTTCGGTGATTACAGTATGGTTCAACGCCAACAGATCGTCAACTCTCTGCTTCAACTCCTTGATCTGGTTCTCCTTGGCAGTCAGGTTACGCACCTGAATCTCATGACCAAACTGGTACACATCCTTGACCAGTTGCAGTGCAGTCTCCACCGTGAGTATGTTCGACACCTTCTCCAAGAACAAAGAGTCATCCATACCCTCAAGCATATGCTCAAGAATGTCACCATCACTGTAGCCCCAACCCTCCATCATGTCGAGGGCATCACTGATGTTGTCAGGCTCCACGTACTCCATGATCTCTTCGTCATAATTATTAAGATCAATCTCTGTGGTTACTTCAATGTAACTATTTCTCCAACCCATGATATTTCTCCTTAAATGTTAAACGCATTTAACTACTTAACGTGCTCGACAATGACTGATGCCGTGTCGAACTTGTAGCACAACTGGCAGTCGATACACTTCTGCCCCGTGCAGTTAGCGTCACCACGATACTTTGTCGTGACGTTGTTGAACACGCGATGAAAACCACGAGGTGGCTTACGCATCACGCGATCAATCTTCGGATTACTGTAAACAAGAATCATATTCTCAGGTACATGATGCCTGTTCGGACGCACTATGTCAACTCGCTTAGTCCACAGTGCAAACGTACAGTGACCATTACTCTCCGCTATGTCACACAGATTGAGGAAGTGGGTGTCATTGATAAGCTCTCCGTGACCATGAAACCGCACGAATGCAGCGTTGATCTTGGGAATGTCAACACCCCTATCACTACTAAGTATGTCACTATTGCGCTGGAATGATGGTTGACAATTCTTACGATAGGTACTCAGCATCCGCTGGCTGTAGCACATCGTACAAATATTATCTTTCCCACCACTCTCATACTGCTTGACACAGTACGCGTTGGTTGCCGTGTTGGTATTGATGGCAGGAATACCCGCCAACTTACCACTCATCTTGGATACACTGACCATCATCGTAACTTCAACAAGCAGTAGTCGCTCGACCCATCATCAATACGGTACAAAGAGTATCGACCTTTGAGGTATGCGCTTGCCGCCGCTGATGCCCTGCCATGATGCTCTTTCGGTATACGTATCCAATCGTTTCGCGTCATTGTCTCGAACAAGTCGCGCCAATAGCTACCGCGACCGCGTACGTTAAGTGGGTTTGGTGCCTCGGTTTTATTAATCGTGTACATATCATCATCTCCTTTGTTAAACGCATTTAACAATCGCTGTTATGACCGGACGTTATAGCCCGACCGTGTATATATTATCGCACAGCATATGGCCCATGTCAAATTAGAGGCTCTGTATGGCGCTGTGAGCGACGTTATCGCGGGTAATGGTAGGGTATAGGGTGCTGGTATAGCGTCGCTGAGAGAGCGATACAGGCAGGATTACAGGCATAAAAAAACCCCACCATTTCTGGCAGGGTTTTGTTGGTGCTGGTTTGGCTAGTCTTC